TGATAACTTATGAATCCGCAGTTTAATCGCTGCGCTATCATAGCCGAAACTATTAGCGCGGATATTACCTAACCCTTCTTCTGCCAAATTAGCAACATTAATTCTAGAGGGGTCTACCATCCCGGTGATACCGCTTACGGTAGAGTTAGGGGCGTCTATGGTTAGACCCTGCCCATCGGTTGAGCGGATCCCAATTAAACGTAAACCGTTCACACGGCAAGCCCCAGATATATAAATCTGATTAGCCTGGAAATCCTTAGTATTGGTATCAATTATGGCTATATTGGTAAATACTGATTCATGGGTGAGTAGGTACGCGCCAGAGCCAGCGCAATCTTCTACGGTAATATTAGACACATACATGCCCTTACCATCCATACCAAAACCTACACCTAACGCCCCGCGAACCAGAAGATTATCAATCAGGTGATTTAGGGGTAACTGATGCAGTGGGTATTGGGTTATAGGGTAGTCCCCAGGCCTGTCCAACTCCGGATTCATGTCAGTGTCAGCACCTAAATCGAATCCGTCCCATACGGGGTAAATAACGACCGAGTCGCGGAATTGCAGATTATAGTTGCGAGAGGTTGTCGAGCCCACAGTACCTTGCCAAGTTTTAACACCACTCTCCCCAGCGCGATATGAAGTAAACCCAATAACTCCACCATCACGTTCAAAGCCACCATTATTACGTAAAAATTGGGCGCTACTTACTGATCCATAGCTGGTTCGTCCGCCAATGACATAGTTACCCTTACCCCAATCGCCGCTAAGGTTTTCGAAGGTTATAATGCCATCTTTACCTCCGCTTGGATTATTGGCGTCTACCATCTTGCAGAAGTGACACCCTCTAAACAAAAAACCAGCCATTAGACCGCTAGCCCGATGAACTTCGACCCCTATACATTCTCTAATTTCTAACGTAGACGTTATGTTTTGCCCTTTTGCATTAGGTGGGAGTAACGTTTCTATTCCTGGGAATTTAACGTAATCGCTTACGGTTGGCTGATACCCATCGGTTTTCGATTGTTTTAAAGTGGCAACGACCGCTGCGGCATCCGTTAGCCACTGATTGTCATCCGTCCAAGGCTTGATAACCCATGGTGTTGTAGTGCTTTCCATAAAAACCCCGGCAATGCGGGAACCTTTGCCTAATTTCGTAAAAATAAGATTTCCATCTCCTATAAACTTAGCTTTACATTCTATAGTCAGAACCTTACCACCAAAATCAACTTTCTCTCCATTATAAAAATGATAATCAACATCGATAAGAAGGCCATCAACCGCAGCAGATGCTGCATCCTGCAATGTTGGATAATCTGATAATTTTACTGAATACTTAAATTTTTTATCAGCTTCTATTGAATATTGATCTGGATCGTACTTCAATACGTTAGCAATATAGTCAACCTGAGAACCATTGGCATCATAGATAGCCATGCTATGACCCTGAACGGTGACAATTTTCACCAGTTGGCCGTTGTATACGATTTTACCGGCTGCGTTGATAATTAGCGGCTGAGCAATCTGGACGTGAGAGCCATCCTCATTTTCAATGTATACGGGTATCTGATTGGCAGGATTAACAGGATCGGTATCAATCTGACCAATGTAAATTTTCCCATTCGCAACAGCTTTAAACGAACGGGATTCAGTGAAGACGGGACGAGGGTTAGAAACAACTACGTTTGCAGTGATATCTGTCATTTAATGTGCTCCAGATGAAAGTAATCGTCGCAGCGTGGCTACGGCAATGCGTCATTAAGACCACGGTGGTCTTATTGTGGATACAACCAGTAGATCATATGATGCTGATCCACTTACAAAAGTGAGGCATCAGAAATGGGAAGAGATGACCCGCAATTTAACCTCAGGCTACCCTACGAGCTGAAAGAAAAGGTTAAGCAGAGGGCAAAGGCAAACGGAAGGTCACTAAATGCAGAGCTAGTGCAGATAGTGGCTGATTCACTTGAAAAGCCTACGCCTGTAATCGGATACAGGGATGATGCTGAACGCGAAGCAGACATCGTATCCAGAGAAATTCAAGAATTAGTATTCGAAAAGTTGAAAGATTTCTATCGAAAAAAATAGCCCGGCGAACCGGGCTTTACTCATTTTTTGCAAGCTATATACATGCTTCTTGATATGGTGTTTGTTGCAAATGCGTTGCCAGTACTTCCGTCAATGTTTGCAATAGCTCCCTGATCACTACCAGTGCTAATCAGGTCATAGCCTTTTGAACCACAAAGATCTCCGGCCTTGGCCTGACACATAGCCCATGAACCACCTACTCCAGAGCATTCTATGGTATATGCCTCTCTTCCATCTGGAGCATACGTTTTTGTTGCTGTAGCGCACCCAGCGAGAAATACACAAAAACAGCCAACCATCACACCTTTTTTCATTATCATCACCCAATTAAGTAAGGGATTCAGATAATATATAGATCAAAGAATGATCTCTATTGGTTCCTACGAGGATTTATGAACAGAGACTTATTGAACTTTGCATTCCTTATCTTCGGCATCGTAGTTGGTAGACTGCTATTCGCTTAATGCATCTGATTTAGCACCTTGAGCAACAGAGTTAACAGCCCGCTCAACTTCGGCTAACGCTTTCTCGAATGCGGTAGAACCACGTGGAGTATTAGCCAGGCGAAGCATTGCATTACGTGCTGGTTCACTCTCATACATTCTTGCCAGCAAACCATACCCGCCACCAACACCTACCAGCGCAGGGGTAGTTACCGTTCCAATACCTAGGATGAACGGTATAGTTTGCTGACCTGTAGGCGTTGTTACTCCTGCCTGACCAGCACGCTTGGTTGACTCAAGATAGTTCTTCAGTCCTTTCAGATACGCAGCATCTCGTCCTTTAAAAGCGATTCCCGTCTGGGTAGACATTAAATTAACCTGGCGCAGGAACTGATCCGGAGAACCGCCTGATTTCTCCATAGCCTTTCCGATGATGCCGTTACGCATCTGAGCGCGTCCCACCTGACCGACTGACCGGTACAGATTCTGAACTTCTGATTTATTCTTGCTGAACAACATGTTGTTGACAACTTCAGGAGTTAGATCCCCTTTCATCAGAACGTTCTTCAAGCGGGTATTCTGGAGCTTACTAGCCTCATCTGCGTATACCGCATTGGCCTGCTTGTATCTGCGCAGAGTGTCGTTTCCAAGGTTCTGGCCAATGGAGTTATCAATGTCTCCTGTCATTGCCCTGTATACACGCTGCACTGCCGCCTCAGCTGGCGGTGGCATTTGTGTCCTTTCTCCTCTGACATCCATCCTAAACTGCGTTCTCAGTCTGCTTAACTGTTCCAGGTTAACATCACCTTTAGCCAATTCATTCCTGTATGCCTGAAGTTTGCTAATTGTATCCGTGTCGGCAACTTGTCCTAATTTTTGCAGTTTTCCAATCTCATCATCTATCTGCTGAATTGCTCGCGTTGGCTGAATGTTGACTCCTGTCATTGCGCTCTGAACTTGCTCAAGACGGTTCCCTGCTGCTTTCCGAATTCCTGATGTTTTTGCCTTCAGGCTGCCAATAACAATTGACGGATCATACTCACCAAACCGTGATGCAAATTCATCTACCAACTGGCTGCGCGCTTCTTGCTGATTAGCTCGCATAGTGCTTGTTCCAGCAAATGGGATGTTTTCAGCGGTGGTCTGTGCCATGCGCCCGACGCGGGAATTTGGCTGCAAAACGTCAGTTGTATGCAAAGGAACATCAGCAGCATTAGCGAACTGAATAGCCTGCTGCGCTTCTGGTGCGATCGTCCCGCGAATCCCACGATAAGCAGCACCAGCGGCACGGCCTAACTGATTTATTGCCCCGCCTAATGCAACACCAGTTCCTAAGTCTGTTGCCAGTGCTCCTGGATTATCACGCTCACTGTTTGCAGCCAATGAACCAACAGCGTTCTCCGCCAACAAGCGTGATGCACCCTGAGCAACTCGACCGGCAATAGATGATGCCTGCGCTGCAATTCTCTCGGCCCCAACAGGAGTCAAATATGGCAGTGCTTCAGAGAAGATTTTGCCTTCTGTCGTCTGTGGAGTAAGCGCACCTTGTTGCAAGCCAAAGTCCTGCTCAAGTCCTTGTGTCGTGACGCGAGGCGATGGCTGATAAGTTCCGTCACCAATGCCAAGCTTCTGACCAGCCCATGCCCCGGCGCTGGCGACTGCATCAGCCATTGATGCCGGGATATTTGCCAGATTAACGCCAGCCTGAAGCAATGCACGCCCCGTCTCCGCAGCAGCATTGCTAAGGTCAGACATGAAGCCACCTTGTTGCTGTGGCTGCGCCGGTCCATGTGGTTGTTTTGCTGGTTGTTGAGCCGTTGGAGGTGGATAAGCAGCATAGAAAGCCTGTTTAGCCTGTTCGGCATCGTTTCCGGCTTGCGGTGCTACTACTTCATTGAAGTATTGCTCCTGCGCCTGTGCTTTCTGCTCTGGTGCTAATGCCTGGTACTTTTGAGAGGCAATAACGTCTTTCCATGCCTTAGCCATTAATCACCCCATAGTGAAGAAAAGTTGCTGTTGGATGCAGGCTGTGATTCCTGTACAGGTTGAGATTGCTGATACTGCGATTTACCAACATTAACGTTGTACTGCTTGTTATAATTGTTGGTGTATTCCTGAATCTCACGAATCGACTGCTGCATAGCCTCCGGGCTTGAGTAGTCAACCTGCGGCATACCCTGAAAATACATCTTTGCTTCTGCAATGGTGTTGATACCGCTAGCACCCATATCTCTTGCTGCTGCCACGCCCTGATTCTGCATTCTTCCCTGAATACGTTGTGCGGAGTTATATAACTGTCGTTGTTCTTTGCCTGTGAGTCGGCTGCGAACATCTGCACCAATTGCCGGATTTCCTGCTCCGCCAGTCATTCCAGTCATGAAATCGAGAGCAGAAGCATCTGCGTTTGCGATTGCATCGATATCTTTCTTCATCGCGTAGTTCTGTGCGCTTGCCGCAGACGTTGGAGGTGCTGCAATAGCACTTGCCGGGACACGAACCATATTTCCGTTATCGTCAGTACCTTCGTAAAATGCACTAGCGCCAGATCCATGCAGCTTGCCATTGACATTAACAGTACGCCCGTCTGCTAATTGCACAACATTTAAAAAACCTGCATCCGGCCTGCCACGAACACGAAGATAATTTTTTTGTTGTTCTGGCGACAAACTATTGAAATACTGATATTCACGGACTGATGCCGGAACCGCCCCGCCCGCAGAACGTAGCGAGTTTTGGGTACTAATATCCTGCCCCCTTCGAGCGGTAGCGGCACTAATATCCTGCCCTCTTGCGGTTAACTGGTTTCTTTCTCCTTCAAGTTGGCGACCAACCATCTTATCCTGAACAGCAAACGCCTTTTCTGTCCCAAGCGCACCGAGAGACATCGTAGTCAACATGTGTGATAGCTGTTCTGGATTCTGTACTCCAGTCTGGATCATCCAGTCTGGATTAGCGCCAACACGGTTTAACCTGTCCTTGTTATCAGTAATGAATTTACTGTAGGCTTCCGGCCCCTGAGAAAGAGCGACGTTAGCCTTCATGGCTAAATCGCCCATATCGTTACGCTGCTGCTCATTAAGACCGGAAAACGCCTGTTGTGCCTGTGCAACAAACGCCGGGTTTTCCTGCGCGAACTTGATGAGTCCTGAATTGTCGCCAGTAGCCCATGCGTTGGCATGAACCTGATTGAATGCGTTTAGCGCTTTCTGTTGCTGTTCCTGGTTATAAATATCAGCAACTCCAGCCAGACCACGCAGCCCTGTTAAAGCCACATTATTAGCGCCTGAACGGGCCAACTCATTGTTTTCGCGAATCAGTCCAAGCGTTGCGTTAATGTCGCTTGCCTTTGGCGCGTTCTCATTTTGCGCACCAATGCCAGCCAGAAAACCACCAGAATTAATACCCTGTTGCCACGTAGCCATTGATTACCCCTTAAAACAACGAGCCAAGCAGACCAAGACCGCCGCCGATCGCAGCCCCCCACGGAGTTGATGAACCAATTAATTTCGCAAGTCCAGCCCCAGCAATAGCACCAGACGCACCTCCGCCAATAGCAGATTGCATTGCTGATGGTCTGTTGGCATTTGCCGCTGCAAGAGCCGCGCTTTGCTGTGAAATCTGGCTCATATTGTTGGCATATGTCTGTCCGGCGTTTGCCTGCCCCTGAAGCGCACCAAGACCAATATTTGCAAGGTTCTGATAGTTATTCATCTGACCTGACAGCCATTGCTGACCAAGTGTTGGGGCGATTGCTGCAAGCTGGTTACTGGTCGCTGTAGAACCAAGGCCACCTGTTGCTTCTGCCGCTGCCAGATTCTGATAGCGAGCCTGCCCCACAAAGTCCTGGTATTGTTGGGAGTTATAGTAATTATTAAGCGCCTGCCCCTGACCTTCGAGAGACGATAAACCTTCAAGACTGCCGATATACTTATCTGCCAGAGGAGTAAACGGCTTCAGGTTGTTCATGATGGTGTTGAACTGCTGGTTTTGCAGGTCTGCGGCATACTTTTGCGCTTCTGCTGCATACTTTGCGCTTTTATCTGCGCCACCTTTTCCGCCTTTTTCAGGATAATAAGGTTCCTCACCGCGCAGTTTTCTGCCCAGCGTAAATGCATATAACATGTTTATCTCCCGTGATTCAGGAAGTCGATTAGTTCTTCGCGTGTGGCGCTGTAAAACGTCACGTCATCCACGCCTTTGAAGTATTTCTTGATGGTTCCTACACGCTTAAGACCAATCATTGCGCAGTACATCTGACCGTGGCGAAATTTGCGTGCAGCAAATGATGTAACGCACTGAACGGTGGTATTGGTAAGAATATATCGCCAGAACGTCAGCCCGATTTCCTTACTGAATCCGCGAATCTCAGGCAGGTACATGGCGTGGCAGTCAAAGGTCAGCGGCTGAATCTCGTTGTAATACACGATGCCACCGAACTGACCATGTACGTTCACTTCGAAATAGCGGCACTCAGGTTTGTAGTCGTATCCGTCACCGTTGTTACTCCCGGCGATGATGTCGGGATGATTGCCGACCGTTTCTATCAGGTCGATGTTGCGTGTTGGAATGAATGTAATCATCAGTTGATTAATCCATGAGTTCGTATTGCATCTTCGAGAGCTTTGATACGCTGTCGCGCCTGCTGCAATCCGGTAGCCAGAGCTGATACCTCAGACTGCGTATATGTGGCACTGACCGTGTATGCCTGGTTAGCGTTGAATGCACCGAGAAGCGCAGCGCCTGTTGCTGCTGTCCATCCGGTCTGTCGAGCACCGATAACTTTAGTACCGCCAACTGAATAGGACGTTGTCACGTTGAGAGGTGACGCCAGCGATTGTGTTGCGGTAGCTGTTTTCGATACGTAATCAACCTGCAATGCAGAAATATTTCCTTCAGCCGTCGTCACTCTACCATCAAGAGCACTGACATCAGCCTGCAAGGTGACTATTTCTCCTTCAGCCGTGGTTAGTCTGACATCCAGCGCCGCAATTGCATTGGTATTTGCAGTAATACGGATTTCATGGTCGTCTACGTCGATGCGTAACTGCTGAATTTTCGCTTCGTGGTCTGCAAGCTCAACATCCTGCTCATCGTTCTTTACCTGCGCGTCATAGGCACCTTGCCCTGCTTCGTTTGCCTTTCCCGCAATAGCGCCAACGTCAGCCCCCTGCGCGATTACGTAGAGCAGATAAGACTGGCTGAAGACGTTGCGGGGGAGGATTGAGGCATCAAGACGAGTGGCCTGAATAATGACAGGCTTATTAAGTGACGGGTCTGCCATATGTTACTCCAGACGAATTTGACACCCGGATAGTGTTACTGGTGATTTGGTGATTACCCGCAGTTTGAATCCGATTAATCGACGAATGCGCCCAACACGTTTCCAGATAACACGCTTGTCGTACACAAACGGCTCATTTTGTTCAATCATCTGTTCGCGACCGTAATTGATTCCGTCCGTGGTTGCAGACAGAAACAGGCGGTCAGCATATTGAGCAACACCAGTGGATGATTCAACTTCGAGGTCGAAGCATCTGGCATTGTCCGCTTTGAAGAGGGGGGTAAACAACAGGTGTTCTTGCTGTAGTCCGTATTGGCTGCTGATGTCGAATTGCAATTGTCCTGTCAACGCTTCTGATTTATCGCCGCACGTTATCTGGTTGCCTTCATACATGAAGTCGACAGCACGATATACATCATCGTAAAGCCCTGTTTTCAGCACACACCATTGCGGTCCGTTCTGACTTGACGATGCGTCGTAAACCAGAACATGACGAGGGAGATGAATAATCAGAAGCTCATGAGAATCGAAGCGCAAAGTCTCCATTACACCAGTCGCCAGTTCTTCAGCTGTGTATGAGCGGATAATCTTCTCAATACTGGCCGTCGCAATTGGTGAAGCCTGCCCTGACCCGATGATGTAGACGGAAGGTGCGCCAGTAGCCGGGTGACTGATGAATGCATATGAATCAGCGAATGGCGTTTTACAGTATGTTCCGGCAATCCCCTTCTGTACCATTAACGATGGCTGCGCGACATACAACGCAGCGCCAACGGTGGTTGCGCCTGTCAGGGAGAAATACTCTATCGTCGACGAGCCAAAGCAGACGATGAAATCTCGCCATGAACCTATGCCAATTATCCCGTCAGGCTGCGATTCTGCGCGATATTCTGCACTGTAGCGGTCAGGATGCGATTCATCTTCAAGGTCAGTGATAAACCATGAATCTGTACCGTCTTTTGACCATGCATAACGCCCACGTAAGCGAGTAATGTCACGGACTGAGCCTAACTCATACTGCGTGAATCCGCTGTCTGCAGGCCAGTTTGAGACGGTTTTAACCGCGCCATCATAGCGATACTCGATGAGCTGACCATTAACGCCTACCGCCTGTGATGTGCGACCATGTGCCATTGATACGCGACCGCTTCCGGCAACATCACCGACTACGGCTTCACCTTTGTAGAGCTTGCCGCCACAAACACGATATACAGCGTTCTGAGCGGTGTTATACTCAACTCCGCGCGATACTCCATTTACATCGTTGCGCTTCGCTATGCCCGGGAATGAGCGTAAATAACCCGATGAGTTGAGTACTTCTTTCGGTGTGGCCAACATATTGATTGGTAGGTAATCAATGTAGTCGGCATTCTTGAAGTCTTTACCCATTCCCTTCATCATGGGGAGTTGTTGAATCGGCATTCTGCTCTCCGGGGAAATAATGCCATTCGTTCAGATTGGCGAAACTATTACCGCTGCCTGTTGGCATGCGTGACGGGTAAGGAGCTCTTTTGGCTCTGGCGATGGCGGTCTGCTTATAGAGAAGCTCCTTCCCATATTTAGCGGTTGCGATAATTTTGGCGGTAGCCTCAAGCGCATAATCCGGAGCAATTCTGCAAGCCAGATTGTGGAATACTGCGCTGATTGCGCTTGAGCGAAGACCGTGGTCGTCACCTTCGGATGGCGGGTTATCATCATCTGAGAATACATACCCGGTAACAATGCCTTTCCCGTCCTGATACCACTCAGCCATCATCGCTTCAAGGTCATCTACGGCATCCTGCATAGACTGTGGCTCAACATCAGTGAGAGTTGCATCTGATGCTACACCAAGCTTACGCAGCGCCGCCCTGACCAGATCGCCTTTAGTCTTTATCTGCATCGCTTTCCGCCTTAGGCTTTGGTCCTGGCTTTTTGCGTTCTTTGGTTGCCGGTTCTTTCGGTCGCAGGCTTAGCAGACGATTCAACACATCATCTGCCGTGTGGCCGTCCCATTCCTTGCCAAACTCAATTTCCGTGCCTTTAGGCAGATGTTCAATTTCACTCTCTGGGAGGTGGTATGTTACCGCGCCTTCTGGGGTGTCGATGCCAGCTAACACCCATCCATCCCATTGCTCGCCGTCATGATGCTGAAAGCTCCACCATGCGCTTTCGCGGAAGGCATTCATTAGTGTTGAAAACAGGCGCACTCGATGTGCATATAGTTCGTTAAAGGTGTGGTATCCATCAGATACTTCACCCATGTCTTTCTTGACCACGCCTGAATCACCGATTGGCTCGTCATTAGTCTCCGGAACCTCATTTGGATGCCTAACCCAACCATCGGCAAGGTGATCTTCTACGTCGCCGTCATCGACAACTTTAACCTGAACGTCCTTGCCCCATACCTTCGTTCCACGACCCTGCTTATATAGCATTACACCCATGTGTCACCTCAAATATTTTTTGGGCCGAAGCCCCTGTTAGTTACGCAGTCTGACCAGGCAGGCCAACACCGATTGCTTCCGGTCGTGTCGCGTTTACGCCGTACCACAGCGCAATACGGCACAGGCCGGACAGGGTGGAAATATCACCCTGCGTAGCGAAGATACCGTTAAGGCCGACATCCGGGATGCTGAATGAGGTAGTTTTCATACCTGCAAACAATTCGTGGTTAGCAGGAATCGGCTGAGACACAATACGGATGGCGTCATCAGCCCAGAACACGTTGGTACGGGCATCCTTAACGTTCAGGATGTTCACCGCCATTGCATCAGCCAGTGAGGTGTTAACGTTAGCGTAGGCGCGTTGCTCAGGAGAAAGAGAAACATCATCCAGTGCTACAGGCTTCGGCGTGATTTCAACGTGAGTACCATCAACAACGCGAACTACGGAGAAAGTCGCGTCCTGCGCCAGTACGTTCTTAGCCATCTGACCAAGGAACTTCACGCCAGTAAACGAAATTTTGTCGCCGCGTTTCAGGCCGGTAGTTGCAGACAGGGTGACGGTAGCAAAACGGTTATCAACGTTAACTTTGTTGCCATCGTTATCCAGTTGCCATGCGACAGGCTTGAAGGACTGCGCACCGGATACAGTGATGCCAGTTGCAGTAGATTTGGTCAGCACAGGAAGTTTCGGAGAGCGCAGGACATCATCGAAGCCAGCAACCTGACGCTGGATAGTGCCATCGCGGTACGCTTCTTCAGGAATGCGCCCGAAGATATCGCGCTTAGTCAGGTCATAACCCGCCTTTTTGTAGTCCTGTGGGTTGAAGAAGTACGATGTCCCCATGTCGCGGTTAAGTTCGCGGGAGAACATCAGTTCTTCTGCATCGGCCACAAAGTTCCATGCGTCTGCGGTGTTAGTGCCGATAGCGTCCGGCGAAGTGATAACCAATGACCCCATCTCGGCGGCCATGTTTGCGACTTTCAGCTCAACGTTGTTAGCCAGTTTGCGGGCTGCGGACTGGATTCGGTGACGATACGCTGTCTCATCACGCAAATCATCGGCGCGTAACTGGAAGAAGTCGTTATCTGGCTCTCCCATGTTTACCGCGACGTTAAGCTCCAGTAACCCTGTCGCTTTATCAGTTAAATCCCAACCCTCCTGAGTGGGGGACTCCTGCTCTACAGGCATCCAGATGGTATTGCTGGAGCGCTGCATGGAAGCAGCAGGCGGGGTGTATTTCTTGGCTTTCTGCGCCATTGGAGTGATTGCGGAGATGGTTTCAATAATCTCATCCACCGCCAGTGTAACAATTTGACCTTCGTTCAAAGCCATTATCGGATTCCTTTAAGTTTTGCCTTTAGCTTGCGGTAGGTTTCCACATCTCCCTTGCTCGCAGCTGCATCCATCTGTTTACGAATGGCATCTTTATTTGCTGCGCTGACATCACCGGTAATCGGCTGGTCAGCAGGGGGAGCGGAAGAGATTTGTTTACCGCGAGGCTTGAGAGTTAAGCGTTCGGATAGTCGAGTGAGTTCAATCAGCGCGGACTGCCCATCCATCGCCAGTAACTGGCGGGCTTTCTCCGGGTTTGCACCCAGGTGATACATGAGCGCGGCGGACTTCTCCGGGAACAGGCGCATAATGTCGGCCCCAACCGCAGGCGGAACCAGTTGCATAAATGCGTCTTCTTTCTCCTGATAGTCAGGGATATTGAGCTTTTCCGCCGCGTCATAGTGTTTGCGGGCAGCTTCGACGTATTGCGCTGATTTCTGGGTAAACTCCTGAGTCTTGCGGCCCTGTTCTGCTACGGCATTGCTGCGGGCGTCCTGCGCTTTCATTAGCCATTCGGTATTAGCAGCATTGAAAGCGGCAAGCGCACGGCTGTTGTCATAGTCATATTTGGCCAGGCCTTCTTCTGACAGATAGGCATTAATATCCGGCTGAGGTGGAAGGTCAGGGTTTACCCGTAAACTCTCCGGCAATTCTCCGCATTTAACTGCTTCCATCTGCTGCTCAAGCTCGCGCTGTCGTTTGCGCTCGATGCGGCGGCGGGCGAATTCTGCGTTCTTTGCCGGGTCTTGTTTTGGTGCTGTCTCATCGTACTTCAGGACAATCTCAAAGCCCTCTTCCTGACCTGCATTGTCGTTGGCATTATCGACAACTAAGCTATCAGCAGATGCCGCTGCATGATCGCCGGACAGGGTTAAGTCTTCAGTTGCCTGAATTTCGGTGGTTGGTTCCATGATTAACTCTCTCTTATTGAGGTGTCTCGGCTACACTGCCGGAAGGTTGATTTTGTCTCTGCGATTGCAGGATGTTGGCAATGTCCATTCGCTGCTTGTGCGTCTGTTCATTGCCTTTAAGGAGTAACTCAGCATTTGCGCGAGCGTCTTCGCTGCGGTCCTGCTGGAATGAAGCAACGGTTTTAAGGAACTCTCTAAACTCAGATTGTTTACTGAGGTCCATGTTGTTGAAGATTTCTGCGATTCTGGCAGCGTTAAGCTGGTTCTGCGCTTCGACTTTAGCTGCATCGATTTGCAGGGACAGCGTCTGGTTCTGAGCTTTAGCCAGTTCAGCCTGCCCCTGCAGGAGTACGCCCTGAGCCTGAACCATTGCCGGGTCTTGTTGACCTTGTTTGGCTTGTTGCGCCTCTACTAACCATTGCTGCTCTTCAGGCGTTTCTGGCTTCTTAACGCCCATCTGAATAAGCTGCTTATTGGCATAATCGCGCATCATCTCAACGCCTTTGCCATCAAGCAGTGTGAAGTACTGAAGCAACAGCAGTTGATATTCTGGCGTTCCCTGCGGCGTCTTGCCGAGCAACTCAAGAATTTCTGAGCGGTTTTGCTGCTTCATGGACTGGAATGATGGTCCAACATCCGTGTAGCACTCATAGCGCCCCCTGATATCGTTCAGTACCTGCCGTTCACCAGTGGCAAGGTCAACAACCTCAGCCATTAGCTGAACCTCTTTCTCACTACCATCCTCAAGGGTGATTGTCACGTTGCGAGGAACATCGTAGATGTCATTAACTATCGACTGGTAAATCTCACCGTCACGGCGCATAGCGGTAGCCAGATTATCCTGAAACACGTATGTCTCAAGGTCAGCGCGCATGTTTAGCTGGTTAACAGTGTCGTAGGCTACCTGTCCACCGTTTACCGCCTCTGCATCAACACCTAGCGTCGCGACCTCTTTCACTGCCGCGGTGGCTGCTTCCAGCATGTAGGCGTTGGCTTGCGGGACCTCCGGGTTTTCGTAATATGCCAGCGGCTGAGTTGGCATTTCTCCGTTGTTCTCATCCGTGCGATTGAGCAGGTAGTATGGGTAATCGTCGTTACCGTCATACATATGCTCAAAGCCTGCAATCTGCTCAGGCCAGAAGAAAGGCTTCTTCTTTGGGGTGCGGGCCACGATGTCGGCGTTGAACGACATAATCATGTTGCGCAGACGCTGACCGTCTTTTGTCAGGCGGACGACCCCCTCATACACTTCTTTATCTTCAACGAAGCCCCACTCTCCGAATACCGGAACAATGGGGATATGTTCTCCAGCAATGAGTTGCTTATCTTTCAGTACTGCGGTGCAGGTGATAATAGATTTGTATACCCGGCGACGCTTAATCTGGCGCTCTGCAATTTTGATAAATCCACTATCAGCCAGGTCGTCGATGACGTCTTTAATATCGCGCTTAAAGTAGCTTACCGGCTCACCCGTAACCGGGTCTTGGTAGATAAACGCCGTCTCTTTCTTCTCGACCACTTCGTAAAACTCAGCGATCTGAATTGTGTCCTGCGTCAGCCATGGAAATACCCAATCGTTGGGGTTCTGGAATGATGGAATATTATCAGCATCGAGGTCGTATTTTTCTGCGAAATCATCCCAGCCATTCTGGCTCATTGAGTGGATAACTGTGCAGTGACGGGCGTCAGACTTGTCCATCAGTTTGCTGTTGCTGTCCCAGATAACATGGGAGCAGGCACTATGGATAGGCTCTCGACGAATAACCTGATTGTTACTCGTCGGGCTTTGGTCTTCGTAATCAGTGACCAGACGCCACGCACCCACGCCTGCTTCAATCTGCTCACGAACGGCTATGTTGACAGCAATTTTCGCCGTATTGTGCCGCATGTCGGTGCGATACATGCCCATCAGCACATCAGCGGCGTCAGGACTTGCTCCATCCTTTGGACGATACAGAACATCAATAGGGTTCTGACGCATCTCAGAAACGAGCTTGCGCACCACTGGACGTACAACATCGAACTGCCCGCGATACTGCAGGGTTGTGTATTGTGATAGCCAGTCATCCCACTGAGATACGCGGGAGAAGAAGAGATCATTCTTGGCCTCCCTTCTGGCTTCATCGCTGGCTGTCCAGTCCGCATCAAAGCGCGACAGGATACTCTCCAGCCTGTTTTCATTGTCGGCCATTATCGTCCTCTGCGTACTGGTCTAATCGGTGCGGGGATTTTCTTTTCTTTCGGCTTTCTGATATCGCGCATCATCCTGGCGAAGCGGCGCATCATGTAGCCGTAGCGAGTAGCATCGAGCACATCATCGTTGGTCTTGACAATCTTGCCGTTCTCATCGCGATGATATAGGCGGAACTCTTCAAAAAATGGTTCGCATGTATTGAATGCTTTGAATCTTCCTTCAAGCATCAGGTCACGAAGTTCACTAATGCCTGACTCTACTGAGTTACCGCCATCCGGGAACGTTGCGTGATCGGGAAGCATAGAGAACCCGGCATCCGCATATTGGGTTTTAAGTTGCTCACCACCGCCCTTTTCGTGTTGGTGACCGTCATGAGGCCACGCGACAGGTATTTTGTTAGCCCACGACTTAACAGCACCCCATGCCTGAACGGCAGTGTTCTCTGATTTCTTCCATACACGCGCCAGATAGAAAACATCTGCGTCTTTGTCCCACCAAAGCTGAATGTGAGCTTGCGGGTGGTTCCAGCCGAAGTCCTGAGCGTCGATAACATAGAAGTGATCGGGACACTCAAACGGCTGGCACTTAATCGTCTCTTCCGGTATCTGGAATATTCGACCGCTACCCATCGTAGGAATACCACGAGCACGTGCCTCTCTCTCATGCTCAGGATAGGATGCTATGATTTGCTCTTTCTGCTCGTCGGTGTAGTGCTCAGCATCATAGATGGTCATGTTGACCACTTTCTGCGACTTACTGGGATTCTTCAGGAACTTGGTAACAACGTCAGACATCCCCATCAGCGGGGTAAACGTCAGAATTGAGAATTGCCCGTATTTGTTTGTACGGGTAAGACCTTCGCCATAGATGCTATATGGCGGCTCTTCGTCAAACCAGACGCCGTGAATTGTGTCGCCCTGCCAGCGGGCGCGGCCCTGTGAGTAAGGCTTAAAGTAGCATATTGAGATGCCATCTTCGACGCCTTCTGGCGTGTGGTGCTTAACAAGAAGGTGATCAACAAGATTAGGGAAGAACGGAGACTTCTTCCAGCTAATGATGTCCTCTTTCGGGATTGACCCATAGCCAGGTTCATCATTCTCTTCGATACGCCCGCACAGGATGCGTTGAGTCGTTTTGGTTACAGTCTCGTTTGTTTCACCGCCAACCCAGAAGACAACTGGCTCATAGAAACGCTTACCTTTCCACTCTCCGCCATATTTACCATCAGCCGGATAACCTTTCGTTCCCGGGTATCGCCCGGTAAGGTGAAACGCGACTTCAGCAGCGCCAGTAAATGACTTACCAAGCTGGTTACCAGCCATAAAACATCGCTCTGGATAATCATGACCTGCGTCGATGAACTCACGCTGTTTGCTGTATGGCGTAAACTCATATAGCAAGTGTGTATTTCGGTAGTTCTCTTCTTCTTCGAGTAGCTCGAGCAATTCGATTTGCTCTTCGTCGCTCAGGTTATCAAGAATCGCGTCCAGTTCCACGGTTGAATAGCTCCTTGATACGAGAGCGGCGCTTATCGCGATCTCCCTTATCAGGTGTCACGTCTTCAAATTGCGACTGCTCTTTGAGGCCCAAATCGCGGGCGATGATGTTAGCGTTGAGAAGATCAGCGGCTGCGCCGGAGAATTTCTGGTCGTAGATGATTTGCTCTGCTCGCGTAACGACCTCAGATAAGTCTTCTCTCACCCTGTATTGTCGCCATGTCTCAAGCGTCACATCGAGGAATAGCGTTAGCCCAGTGATGGTCATCGCCCTCATCTTGGCAATAGGCTCTTGTGTAACTTCTCCTTGATATGAGAAAGCCTTCATCTCCCATAGTGGGTTAGCCTCCACCCACTCGAAGTATTCACAACAAGCAGCCCACAGCGCCTCAGGCGACTCGAATTTCGGGTTACGCCCATGGCTACTGCGGGCCTCCCAGAATCGGTTGCCCTTTGGTGCTGCCATAAGTTAACTTCCTGATGTTGTTTCGATAGTCACGTTAGCCGAACCATCAAAGGACGCTGAACCTGTGACCGCTCCGGTTAGTGTGATAGTGCGGGCAGTAGATAACTTATCCGCCGTCTCTGCATTAGCTACTGAACCGCTTGCAGAAGTGTAGTTAGCTTCAAATGCTGTCTTGCTCATATAGAGCAGCTCGCCGTACTGGCTCCGGAACAGATATCCGCCAACCTCCGGCTTGAATACGGCTACTGTTTGCGCTGACATGTACTGGTCAGCATACGGGCCGTCGAATTCTGCGTTTGCACTTCCGTCATTAGCGTATTTGATAGCTTTAATCGGAAGCGCAGACACATATACACCGTCAGCATCTTTGTATAGAGGCCATGATGGCGTGAAGTTTGGGTTTGCCATTACTTGGCTCCTTCTTTTTCTGGTTCATGAAAGAACGGCAGGAAGTGACTGAACATTCTGTCAAGCATGTAGCAGTAGGTTTCGTTTGCGTCGCCAGGATAAGTGGTTACACCAACATCTCGGCAGACATAAAATGCAACGTGAGCGCATTCATGAACCAATGTGGCCGCCTCACCATTGAATACACCAAGCAGGTAAAGATTCTCGCCTGTTTCGGTATTGCAATATGACTGTGTTGCCCCCGCCAGCATCTCATTCCCGCCGCTACCAACTCCAAGATGAATGCAAGCCTGATCCCACTCTTCCTTTGAACGACACAGGTAGACATTGGCGCTATGGAACAATGGCACGAAGAACCGGGGAAGTTTAGGCCACTTCGTCTTTGCCATTCGTTATGCTCCGGCAGTGAACAGGTCTAACGCTTCTTTTGCCTCACGAATAGCCTTTTCTGCGCGAGCTAATGCCGTTCCTTCACCCTGCGCCAAAACCAGTTGGTCTTTGAACAGTTCGAAGTTCAGCTTACTTCCAGCAACGAATGCGATCGCTTTCTCTGCTGCTGCGGTATCGCTTTGAACTAAACGGAGGATATCGAGGTTCATCTGCTGTAATTCTGTCAATGCTGTAATCTCTGCCATTGTGTTGGCTCCGGTTGTTGGGATAAGCCATTGTCTAGACCACTCATTGAATGGCCTCTGCAATAACCGATGTCTTTCCATCAGTCCGCCACCACAAAGAATCTTTTTTGCCATAAGGCTGGAGGTTCATCTTTCAGTGGCTGCCAGTGTTATTTCCCCACTTACTGGCTTGGGTTGTTTCGCGGTACTGCCGTAATGTACAAACTGGATTAACCAGCAGAATCACACCATTCCGGGCAAATACATTTGCACTTCATTTGCTGCTCTCTCACGTGCAACATGAAGCAATCTTGTTCGCCCACCAACGCCCCACTTAGCCATTTGACTTGCACACTGGCTTATCGCTTTGGTTTCAGTGCTGATGATGTGGTCAATTTTGTTCAGGCGAGACATGGCACCAACGCCGAGACGGACAATCGTTTTAAAAACTTCATAAACCTCGATTTCAAATTCCGGCTTAATCCATGCTGCATATCTGATTGCCAGTAGTTCAACGCCCCACACACCAGGTTCGGTACCACCTTTAATGATTTTAAGTGGTTGAATTTGTTTCAAAGTGCTTTTTTGCACTTTGGCCTCTAGTGCTTTTATGAAGCGTTTTATCTGCGCGCTACACAAAAACTTGCTTGGGCGCTGTTGCTCTGTAGCCTCTCCATTTGCAACTGCTGCTGCATGGAGATCGTTTAAGTTGTAGCGTCCGTCCTCATCAACACGAACGGACACACCATTGACCATAACTGTTGGGTACTTCATCAGTGATCACCTTTAAGTGATGAACCTTGTCACACAGGATTCCGGCCCACAGAAAGGTACCGATCACCAAACCGGCATCCTCAAGGGTCATCCTGAAAGGTTCTGTGTTCAGAAGTCGCGCGTGTGAAGCGCATTTACTGCGGATACAAAAAAGCCCGGCATTACGAGGCATTTTCATGAAAGTCACTTGTCAAATTTCTATGTGATGGAAATTATTTCAGGCATTGCGTCCTGATGTACTCCTGAAGCGTTCTCAGTGCTGCTTGGTCGCTGATGATTCCGTCCCGGATACCGAGAACGTTTCGTCCAGCAACTGGAGAGAGTTCGACGGTGGCATCATTGCCCATGCCGGAGGCGCTGGAGGTTTCGGCTGAGGATGACACAGGGCATTTTCCTTTGACGAGCACCCGACCACCATTATCAAGCTTGCGCCGAAGAGCATCATTCTCAGCTTTCGCATCAGCAAGCTCCTTTGTGTATCTGGCGTCAAGTTCTGCTACATCACGCTGGCGCGTTTGCATATCGGTAATTGTCGCGTTCGCCAGCGCCAGCTTTTGAGTAACAGTGTCGCGCTGGACTTTGTAGGTGATGGCGTTATCACGATAATGATTAACAGCCCATGACAGGCAGACGATGATGCAGATAACCAGAGCGGAGATAATCGAGGTTAATCTGCTCATTGCTTACCCCACAAACAGACATCACGCTCAACCTCACGACGAGTCATCAGGCCTTTCCATTGCTTACCGCCAGCGTATGTCCAGCGACGTAGCTGATCACATGCACCTTTGATATCACCCTGATTGATTTTGCGAAGAAGCGTCGATGTTCTGAAATTGCCTGCGCCCACATTGTAAACGAACGAGTAAAGAGCGCCGCGCGTTGTTTCCGGTATATCTACTTTGATGTACGGGTTAATTTGTCTGGCGACAGTGATAAGGTCTTTATTCAGGAGGGCTTTGCATTCTGCTTCGGTATACGTTTTACCAGGCATGATGTCTTTTCCGGTGTGGCCATAACACACAGTCAACACACCGACTACGTCCTTATATGGTTTGTATCTGACACCTTCCAGACCATCGTTACCACCGGGGCCAGTGATTAACACAGATGCTATAGCAATAGCCCCGCCACTTATCGCCGCCATTACGCTATTTCGTAGTGCCGGTGACATTGCCATTCAATCTGTCCTCACGCTCTTTGCGTTTGTAGTACCAGTTGATGCCAAATGTGCCGACAGTACAAAGAATACCAATGATGACAGCCCAGTCATTCAGGGAGAGAATGCCACCCATCGCAGTCAGTCCTCCGAAGCTGTAACTGAACCATTCTCTGATTTTGTCCATACGGTACATGCTCTACCCCTTCATTGAGGGGATTTGCTCTATTTAATTAGGAATAAGGTCGATTACTGATAGAACAAATCCAGGCTACTGTGTTTAGTAATCAGATTTGTTCGTGACCGATATGCACGGGCAAAACGGCAGGAGGTTGTTAGCGCAACCTCTTGCCCCCATCCTCACGAAGCCCAGCCATAGTGCTGGGTTTTCTTTTGTGTAAAACGCCCTACCCAGTCGCCACGAATGAGCAAGGGTATCTGGATATGTTCTGGTGATTGGTGATAGGGCGCTTTCAGAAATGTCGTTCTTAAAACGCAAAAAGCCCCGCATCATTGCAGGGCCTTTTTTTTAAATCCACCTTAACAAAGCACGGATTTCTACTGTTAGGGTTATGATATTCTACTTTTCGTCATTTTGCAAGATACAATCGTTATCGGAATAAAACTTAGCTGGTAACTTTCGATAAAACTACATTTGCAGCAGACTCCTCCATTTCAACCTTGCTAATTAATGACTCATAGAATGGCTTAATAGCCTTATCCCATACGCCTGGTGAAATTGCAGCGGTGAACTGACATATCGCACGAAAGCATGAGGCCGCAGGTATGCGCTCATACCCACGCCCTGAGCACTGCTTGCAGGATGAATAAACTGGAGCGCCCTGTAGTTCTGATTTCTTCCTGTCCAGCGCTACGCCACGCCCACGGCATTTAACGCAAGATGTAGATACAACACCTGCACCATTGCATTTAGTGCATAGTGATTCCGTTACCTCCACAGCCGTCTTTGCAGGAGTTTTCTCTCCACACCCAGGATGTTTAACGATCCGCTTCTTATTCCTTAATACTCCGCGCCCCTTGCAGCACGAACACATGACATTACTAGCTGCCGACCGGCAGTAATCCTGATACGCGAAAGTTGCGAGCGTTTGCACTACTTTCCCTTTAACATTGGTATCAAGTTTGCGTAAGGCAGCCACCTTGTCGCAATGCTTCATCCCATGCTGTACCAGTAACTGAATTGCCTTACGCTTATCGTTGTCGCTCAGGTTCATCTTGCCGCTGAAAGCACTGAACCCGAGCGGAGCGCGACTTTGCGCCATACCAAATGCTGCCATCACATCGGTATTAGTCAGTGAGTCTGATGCCGTTGCTCTCGGTGAATCTGATAGTTGAGGAGACTTCGGAGAGTGGAATTTCACAGTGTTTTCCAAATTCATGCAGCATCGCCTCCCGATGTCTTGTTCAATCCAAGCCGGTTCACCAGTTCACGCTCTCGCTCATGCAGATAATCCATCGCCTTCTGGTGTTGCTCCGTCATCTCTCTGACGCTGCGCAATTCAGCTTCGTCACGTTCACACTGCTGTTTCGCCTGGTTAATGCTGGTTACGGTCATAGATACCTCTCCCGCCCTGATGAATCATTAAAACGCCGTTAACGATGGCGTGATACCTGGCTTCTTTGTCGTACAGATAACGCCTGACTGTGTTTCGATGGCACGACAATCGCCTGGCTACTTCTGTCTGGTTTCCGTATGTCTCAATGAGCATGTCTGGAATGGTTTTGATAGTGTGTGTCATGCGGCCTCCCGGATAACCTGCTCATGGCTCAGATATTGACCCCAGCAACTGACCAACAATCTCGCTTTCACAACGGCTTTCTCTTCGTTGCGCCACCTGCAGAACCAGTTAACAGCGCCTTCCATTTCTTGCCTGACCTTGCCGGCATTGTCGAAATGCAGCGGATAGACAACATCATCGAAAATTGCCGCAGTGGTCATTGGGTATTGGATTTTGCTCATGCGGCCTCTCTTCTGCTGTCACGCAGGTCTTTAAGTTTCTGCTGATACTCCGCCTTAATCGCTTTGCATTCTTCGATAGTCCAGCGATGGCGGTTATGGTTTGATTCGATTTCGTCTACTGCTTCCTGCCCGATGCGATTAATCAGTTCGACGCGATACGGAACGAGATTTCCGCTTTTGTGCTGGTTGCACACCACGCATTGCTTGTGAATATTGCGTTCATCAAATCGGAGTTGAGGTGCCGCAGCAGTTGTCCGGTAATGCCCGGCATCCCACTGAGCAGACGTGAGCGTTCCGCACGAGACACATGGTAAGTCGCGGTCTCTTTCTCTGATGAGGGCGTTTACGGCTTGTTGGGCTTGTTTAATCCAGTAACTGCGGGGCTTTAAGGCGAGTTTTCGAATCTTCAGTTTATCTTTCTGTTTCTGTTCCTCTCGTCGTCGTTTCTTCTCTGCTGCTTTTTCCGCTTTTTCGCGTTCTTTGCTTCGTCGCTCGAGTGCTATCTTGGTTCCACACTCTGGAGAGCACCACCACTGATTAGCGAATGCAGGGTGAAACCATTCCCTACATTCTTCGTTTTTGCATCGTCTTCGCGCTGGTTTAGCCATCGTCTTCTTCCTCGTACATTGAGCTATTCGGATCGCTCATCAGTTCTGCGCAGCAGTGCTCACATACGTGAACTTCCAGCACATGCAGCTTCTGACCGCAGTTAGCGCACGTTAAAGCCCGCTCGACGCTTTCTTTCTGGTATTGAAGGGATTGGGATGGACTAAGCATTATTGGCGTCCTGCATCATGAGAAAGACAATCATGGCGGCGCGGAGAGGTCTGGTATCAAATATTGGGCTTACGCCTTTTGCATCCACACACCATTCAGTTAACTGGTCTAAGATAGAAATCCTGTGTTTCTCAATAATCGGCCATGAGGCACTCGGATCATTGCAGTAATCAGGTAAATGGTTTAATGGCTCAAAAGTTGTATCAGCGTTTCCGTAATACCATTTGTTGGTGTTATTCCCTGACGTTTCCGGCTTACATGCCCAAAGGCCTTTAAAAATTATGTCTCCTACCATTCGGTTAATTTCAAAATCACTTAACTGTGAATAATCCATTGTCATTTCCTCGCACGTTCTCTAAGCCACCGGATATCCCACAGGTGAGCCGTGTAGTTGAATGTTTTTACGTCAGATTCTTTTGGGATTGGCTTGCGTTTATTTCTGGAGCGTTTCGTTGGAAGGTATTTGCAGTTTTCGCAGATTATGTCGGTGATACTTCGTCGCTGTCGTGCCATACGTCCCCCTTCGTCTCTGGCAGCGGGAAATTACCTACTGGCGACCGCTCACATCTGATACACCATTGGTGCCAATAAGGTTGATTTGGCCGGAATCGATAATCGTCTTTGCTTTCTCCGCAGCGGTAGCAGTGTTTCATGCGGCGTCTCCAAACCTCGCTTTCCATTCCAGTGCTAACCGGGCTTCGTCTGACCACTTAACGCCGCGCTCTGTACCGAATGCCTGTATAAGCTCTAATAGCTCCGCAAATTCGCTTACACGCATCCTGCTGGTTGACTGGCCTATTACCACAAAGCCATTCCCGGCAAGGTTAGGAACAACGTCCTGCTGCTTTAATGCCGCGGTAAACACACACTTCCAGCTTTCAGCGTCAAGCCATCGTCCATGCCAGTTAACCTGACGTGAGACATCACAAAGGCAAGCCCAAAGCTTCCGATTTTGGTCTAAGCTGCGGTTGCGTTCCTGAATGGTTACTACGATTGGTTTGGTTGGGTCTGGAAGGATTTGCTGTACTGCGTGAATGGCATTTTGCTGATGTGCTGGAGATCGAATTTCAAAGGTTAGTTTTTTCATGTCTTCCCTCTCCCCCAAATAAAAAGGCCTGCGATTACCAGCAGGCCTGTTATTAGCTCAGTGATGTAGATGGTCATTGCTTCATCTCCCTTTCCATTTCATCAATGTCAACGTCATCAGGAAGATGGGAGCAATACGCTGCTATACCATGATGATTTATCTCATACCCTTTGAACGTTGCCATCTGGTGCGTAATCTCAACTTCGTTTAGGAATCCGTCATCGCATAACTGCCTGGCTATTTTCGATTTGGTCTGGATTATTGGTAGTGCCTGTTCTTTCAAAGCGTATGATATTTGTGCATCCCATGCCTTTTCGAGAATGGCTAATTGTTTTTTATTCATACGTCAGCCCCTTGTGCATATCGTCTGCCACGCGCAGCAGGTGCATTTGATGCTGTGCAAATCTGTCTGGCTTCATCCTGGTCACATGCAACAAAGTGTCCGTTGCAGAACCGCTGGTAAACCGTACCAAGCGAGCCAAAACGGTTTTTCGTCACAATGATTTCAGCAAATGGTGCGGCGCTACTGTTCTCGTCGTATACCGCTTCACGGTAAAGCATGATGATTGAGTCTGCATCCTGTTCAATGCTTCCTGAATCACGCAAATCTGCGTTTGTCGGGCGCTTGTTTGGCCGCTTCTCAACATCGCGTGAAAGCTGGCTTAGGGAGATAACTGGAGTTTTCAGGTCTTTCGCCATCGCTTTCAGGCTACCGGAGATATGTGCTATGGCGAGGTCATTACGTTCCGCTTTTGGTTTCTCAATTAGCCCGAGATAGTCAGCCATAATCAGTGACAGATTAGGATGCTCCTGCTTGTGGCGTTCGGAAATGGACCTGATTTCTTCGACAGACAAACGCGATGCGTCAACTACCCACACATCCAGATCTGCCAGCAACTT